GTATTTTCAGCTGAGAATACTCCACAAAGTATCGCAAGAAAAATAGTTGAGTTTAAATCAGGTAAGCCAATAACTAAAATGACAGATGACGAAATACAACAAACTCTTGAGTGGGTTAATGAATATTTTAAAATCATAGATGTATCTGATGCTTATACTTACAAAAAACTTTTAGATGAAGCTAAGTTAGTTAAAAAAGATTTTGACTATCATGGTTTACTTATAGACCCTTATAATTCTTTAAATAAAGATAGAAACCTTTTAAGAGGTATTAACTCACACGAGTACGACTATGAAGTAGCAAGTGAATTTAGGCTATTTTGTAAGAACAATAAAGTATCTATATGGCTTAACACTCACGCTGTAACAGAGGCACTTAGAAAGACCCATACAAAAGAACATGATTATGCTGGATTGCCATTGCCACCAAGTATGGCGGATGTAGAAGGTGGAGGTAAATGGGGTAATAGAGCAGACGATGTTTTTACAATACATAGATATACTCAACATCCTAGTGAGTGGATGTACTCTGATATTCATGTTAGAAAAATAAAAGAAGTAGAAACAGGTGGTAGACCAACGCCAATTGACGAACCTATAAGACTTAGAATGGTAAGAAACAATGTGGGTTTTGAATTTTTAGGTGTTGACATATTACATTCTAACAATACTAACGTAAAAGAACTATTAAAATTCTAATGGCTAGTTGGTTAAAAATAGTAGCAGAACACCACGATCGTTGGGTTAAAATAATAAACTCTTTTGGTGAGTATGATTACGCTGAAGATATTGTACAAGAAATGTATATTGCTTTACAAAAATACTCAAAACCAGAAAGTATAATCAAAAATGGTAAGGTTAGTAATGGCTATGTGTTTTTTACTTTACGCTCTTTATACTATCAGTTTTATAACGCAAAGAACAAGGTACAAAAAGTGAGTATAGATGATTATAAAATAGAAAGCTTTTCAGATATTGAACAAGAAAAAGCCTACCATAAAGTTTGTACTTTAATTGATGACCATATTGAAAATTGGCATTGGTATGACCAGAAGTTGTTTAAGCTATATAGAGATACAGATATGAGTATACGTAAGATAGCGAAAGAGACAGGTATTAGTTGGGTTAGTATTTTTAATACACTTAAAAAATGTAAATTAGATTTGAAAGAAAATTTTAGTGAAGATTATGATGATTATTTAAATGAAGATTATGAGAGAATTTAAAGGAAACAAGCGTACAAAAGCTTATAAAGAATGGAAAAAGAACTTTGAAGCAGAACCTAAAGGTGTAGGTGATACTGTAGAAAAAATAACTAAAGCTACAGGAATTAAAAAGATAGTTAAATGGTTGGCAGGCGAAGATTGTGGTTGTGATAAAAGACAAGAAGAGCTAAACAAACTTTTGCCTTATAAAAAACCAAAATGCTTAGAGGAATGGGAATTTAATTTCTTACACGATTGGTATGAAAGAAACACAAATATAATGACCCGTAAAAATCAAATAGAATTTTTAAAAATTTACAATAGAGTATTTGGAACTAGAAAAAAAATAAGTTCTTGTAGTACTTGCGTAAAAGAAATTGTATTAGATTTAAAAAAAGTTTACAATAAATACTTATGACACTTTTTCAAAAACAAACCTTTTTAGCAAACTATAGTTACTTAGCTACTCAGTTAATAGAAATAATGGAACGCGCAGCTGAAACTGACTCAGAGGAAAAATATAAAAAAGCAAAAAATTTAGTTAATGCATTAAACGAAGTTTATATGTATGCTCGTCTTTTAGAAAACGAAGAGGAATATGCTAAACAACAACTACAAGTAGAGCGTAAAGATAAAATAAGAGCAATAGAAAAATTAAGAGAAATAAGAGGAGATGAGTGATACAATAAGTAAATACTACGAGATGTTAGAAAATGGTGAATGGACTTCTAATAATTCTTGGGAAAACAGAAAAGATTTAATAGTTGAAAACGTTAAAACACAATACGATTTACGTTCAAAAATAGGTAAAGCAAAATACGGAACTACTATGGAGCGTAATGATTTAAGCTTTGTTGATTGGTTAATACACTTGCAAGAAGAGCTTATGGATGCTACTATATATATTGAAAAACTTAAATTTGAATACAATGCCACTACCAAAACCAAATAAAGGAGAAGATAGAAAAAGTTTCATGTCACGCTGTATGGCTGACCCAATAATGATTAAAGAGTATAAAAATACAGACCAAAGATTGGCTATCTGCTCAGTACAATTTAGAAAAAAATAATTTTTTTATTTAATAAATTGTTTATATATTTGTTGTAAATTAATTAACAATGCAACAAACAATTGAAATTACGTTTAGAGATACTGAACTTTTAGTAGAATATGAATACGACAAAGGTGAACCAATGGTAATGTACTATTCTGATTTATCAGGTAGTCCAGGTGAACCACCAAGTGTGGAGATACACGATATATTTGTTGAAGACACAAGTATATATAATGTGTTTGATGATACACTTATCGATGAATTAGCAGAAAGAATACTTGAAACTTACGAATAATGAATATACTAAAAGAAGCAGATAAAATAATAAACAAGCGTTCACAAGAAAAAGAACGTATGTATGGACCTTTTAGTGAAGGTATGGAAAGAGCTGCAATGATTGCTTCAGGTGCTACTGGTAAACAATTAACCGCTCAAGATATGTATATGTGTCTAGTAGCTTTAAAACTATCTAGACAATCTTATAATCACAAAGAAGATAACTTATTAGATGCTGTGGCTTATTTAGCTGCTTTAAACAATTATGAAAGCAATAACTAGTATTTTTAATAATATACAGTGTGTAGCTAATAATCACGCTGGTTTAGAGTCTACTTATTTATCTAATAAATACAATTTATATTACATAGGTAAAAAAGGTAGAACTAATAAACAAGAACCAAAGTATTTAGATATATTTGAAACTAACTTAAATGATTTTTCTCATATTTTTATTTCTTTATCTCAACCTAATTTTTTTGGTGGAGTATTAAGTGAAGATACTTTAGAGAAAATAAAAAAACTTTGTGATTATAAAGGAAAAATAGGCATTCTATGTAATGACCCAAGAATAAAACCAGTGAATGCAGCTGAAGTTATTTATAATAGATTTAATAAATTAGATAAAAATTATATAAATAAATTTGATTTATTGCTTAAAAAAGCTAATTATTTATTTGATGGAAAAGATTTAAATAAGTTTTGGAATAGTAAAAACTACAATAAATTTACATATTTTAATTATTTTAAAGAAATATTTAAAAATAAATTAATGGAGCCAAAATATATAGAACAAAATAAACTTTATAATGTCGTTTATTATGGTGATAAAAGAGGTAGTTATAGAGAAAAACAGTTACTTAAGTATATGCCAGAAAACGATAAAAATTTGTTAATTGGGTATAAAACTAAAAAAATAAATGTTTCTTTTATAAAAAAACAAAAACATAAAGATTTATTAAATAAATTAAATGAATGTAAAGTTAGTTTAATATTATGTGATAAAGAGCATGAAAATAATGTAATTACTTTTAGGTTTTATGAAACTTTAGCTTCCAATTGTTTAGCTGCAATTCCTATAGAATTTGACCCTAATAAAGAATTAATAAATGATATTATTTTAAAAGATATTTTATATGTTAAAAATAAACAAGACGTAATTAATTTATCAAATAGTTATTCAAAAAAATTAATAGAAAGACAACACAATGAATATAAAAGGATTATGTCAATTTAATTTTGCTGGCTCTATATTAGAAGGTGAATACTTATACCAAAGTAAATTACACGACGGAACTATAGTATATAAATTTCAAGATAAAAATGGTTATATTTACCCTATAAAAAAAGAAGATATATGTGGCAATTTCAAACAGTAACAGAAGCTTTCGAGTTTTACTATGAAAAGTTAGACTCACAACCAGAACACAATGGTACTAAAGCTTTATATAATCAAATGTTTACT